TATTCTGTGCTCCGTTAGAATCTAACCATATACCACCTATCTCAGATAAGAATAATATGTTATCGGCACTGTTACTGCTTATGCACACTGCCCAGTTACCAGGTGGTAGGAATACGGGGTTTTTGAACTTAAAGTTCGTATTCTGTGAGAACTGAGGTCCATCTCCAACAACCGTGGGTTTTACAGTGATTTCGGAGTCTGGTAGGACTAAGAAATCATGTGGAGCACCATTTATCATCGGTCTAATATGAATGTTCACTGGTACGTTAGGATCAACCTGATTGAAGAATAGGTCAATACTTCTCAAGAACACTCCTTGGGGGAATGTGCCAGCATCTACCGAAATCTCTTGTGCTAATGGGTCTAAACCGTTTTGTACAGAAGAGAAATTGCCGTCGACTACATTTAAGAACGGACCATCAATTACACTCTCACTGGCAACGGACTTTCTCCTCGCCTGAGGTGTCCTAGTAGAAACGATTGTAGAATTCCTAGTATCCAGCAGTCCCTGAGAGTAGAACTTACAATCGGCTGCTGTGTTTGTAGAACTTAACGTGTTGGTATTGCTGTCCGACACTCTGAAACTTATTGGTCCAGATAGGAATGAGTTATCAACTTCGATGTGTCCTGAAACACCACCCTGACTACTAACTGCGTAACCAGTGCCTGAAGCACCCACCAAGGTATTATCTAGGATTGCGTATACCGTGGAACCAGGTAGAAGACCTGTTGCCTCAAATGTGAATCCCTTAGATCTAGCATAAGGTACTACACTCTCATCAACAGTTCTATCGCCTGCGGTTCTGAGAATCCTGTCTGGAAGTTTGACCCTAGCAACCTTATTGGGTAGTCTATAATCTCTCTCCGTATGATCCACTTCTGCTTGGGATTTTTCAGATAAGTCTTCGCTTCCCAACCACCTGTTTATCCATTCATTGTCTTCACCACCCCAACCAGCTGTTCTACCTTGAGTCCAAGATTTGCCTACCGTTTTGTATAGGTTGTTTTCTCCAAATGAGTTTACAATTACCTGACCGTTCTTGCTGGTGTCGTAATAGATGTCTGAAGATGGGTTAAGACTCATGTGACCCAAGAAATCTGTACTTCCGAATGGATTTACCGCTAGAGTGGCAGTTCCGGTGTTGCCACCCACTACCTGTACCTCTTGGAAGTCATAAACGACATGTCTGCCCTCGGTTAATGTCATTCCAGATGGAATTGAACCGCTTGCGAAGTTGTAAACACTGGTAACCTTCGGTGGAAGAAGACCCCTGAAAGAGGTATCCATACTGCAGTTGTGGTCTCTATTAGTAACGTCTGCGAATGCGTGACTACTAAAATCATCTACCATAATAGATTCATTGATTCCAGTTCCTACATCAGCGTTGCCCTTGGCGACAGCATCTGAGTAGAGTCTGTCTAGATATCTTTCTTGGTCGACCTTCTCAACTTGGTTCTCAATTTCACTAATCTGCCTCATAGTGAATCTCTTATTGTCGATATATTTGGCAGTCACGTCCCTATTAAGGTCGAAAACGTATGGACTTATCTTAATCAGGTATAGGTCCATGTCATCGCTAGTAGTCTCTGGTGCTTGTGGTTCGATTGAACTTACACCTTTAATCAACCTATAGGTCCTATCCCTGCATAAGCATACCTTGTCTATTCTAGGCATATAGTAGTTGTAACTGATCTTGCTATAAGACCGGTTATACTTATAGAAAGGAATTCCAAAGCTGCTGAAAGTACCATCGCTATCTTCTACCGGTCGGAAGTCAATGCAGTTCCTAAGTCTGTACAGTCTACCGCTTTCCGTGTCTGTGAACTCGGGTATTTGCTCATACCCTACTGGATAACTGTTTACTGTGATTGGACCCTTACCAGTATGGGAGTAGTAAGAATAGCTAATATTAGCAACATAACCATCTGTGTCGTTACCTGATAGGACATTGGTCGGTACAAATACCTGACCTTTATAAAATCCTGATTGTCTCTGACCATCATCAAAGAAATAACTTGTGGATGGTTTAACTCCACTTCCATCGGCGACCGTATCTATCGATTTGATGTGAGAGTTGTCTAGTTTGAACCTAGCACAAGTAGCACCTTCATGGAACACCACCGCATCGGATATTGCACCAACTACCGACCCAGTTGTTGTGGTAAGAGTTCTATAAACGTCTCCCACCACTCTTTCGGAGTCATACATTACTGGTAACACCATCGTAGCGGTAGCACCTGCTGAGGGGGCGTCTAGACCTTCCAATAGCTCTAGTTGACCTCTACTACCGTAACTGGTCCACCTGAACTGACTCAAAGGTAGCAAGTCAGCAGTGTATCCGGCATCTAAACCTGAATCAGAGGCAGTTGCTCCAAACCAAACTAAGACATCTTCATCGTCACTGCCTAAGAACTGCTTACCATCTTCTAATGACACAATTGCCGTAGATTTTCCGTTGGTGAAGTGAACGTCATGGGTCTCTAGTACGGTGAAAGTAGATGCTGTGTCTAGTTGTTTACCAGGTCCAGTCTCAGTCACTACCTTATTTTGGGAGACTGGGAATACCAATGTCTTGTTTCCAGCATCATGGGGACCAATGAAACCACTGCTATCCGTTTTCACCTTGAAGTAGGAACCAGTTCCACCAGTACCACCCTGAACGGGGTCATGGGATACTATGTATTGGGCATCTGTGAAGTTATTTGGTGTACCATCTTCTCCAATTGCCATCTTGATGTTGAAGAGGTATAGTTTGAGGTCATCACCTTCTCTGGCAATGGATCTAACATTACAACTTCCTAGTGTTGGACCAATTTCTGGTGCTGTGTGTACGTCTTCTTTATAGATGCTGTAAGAGTATTGTTTGTCTATAGAATTGGCAGAGAACGAATTATCGGCACTAGTACCGGAACCCCATCCACCACCATAAACACCACCACCGCTAGGTTCTATGAATACATAGTTACCCAGTTGAGAGTTGAGTTGCTCGAAATATGGTGGTATCTTTCCAATATCTCTCGCCTTGTCTACCTCTAGGTAGGCCGTGCTTTGGGTATCGACCTCAAAACCACCAACATAAGATTTATTTGGTTCTACCCCTACCGCGAATTTACTGCTGTCTGCGGGAGTAAAGGCAGCATCATGGGTGGTTATCCTGATCTTAGGTGCACCCACCGTGAAGTTGCCGGATTCGTCGAATGTCCTTCTTGCGAATGTCTCTTCAATCTCTGCATAGTCAGTATATTTGACTGTCTTTGTACTACTGCCACCGATTATCCTCACAAGCTCGATGAAGTCTTGGTCATCGAAGGTGAGTCCGGAAGCACTTCCTAGAGATGACGTGAAACCCTTGTGACCTAATGATAGGTCTATCTTGTATCTATCTGCACCAGGTGCGTTCTGGTTATAGAAACCGGCCGCTGGGTCTTTTAGGGACTCGTCATCATTGGCAGTGACTATAGTTCTGGATATGTTCCAACCTACTGAAGATGTTGGACTGACGAATCCTCTATATCTGTGGTCATTATTATCTGCACAGGAACCTGCTTCATAAAATGGAACTGTGACTTGCTTATCGTTCTTGACGAAGTACCCGTCTACGTAGTAAACACCCTCGTCCACACTGAATATCATTGCATCATTGCCAACAGATGGTGCGGTGTTACCAGCAGCTGCAATAGAGAACGTTAGACCGGCACTATTAGCACCAGTAGTCCCTAAAGTGCTTCCTTCTACAAATCCACCATTGGAAGTGAACTGGAAGAATACCACCTGAGACGGGTCAATATCCAAAGTAGAACCGTCTAGTACGTGGAGGATTCTAGCATTTACACCAGAATCATTTGAAATGTTCTGATTGATGAGCCTGTTTAGATTAGAAGTGCTTAGGGCATCTGCTGTTCCAAGTCTAGCATAGGCGATATTAGATTCTGCAATACCACCACCCGCAATGACCGCACCATTTTCAAATATATGGGTCCCCATTCTTTCGAGCTGAGATTGTAGAACAGTTTGTAGCTGTGTCAGTTCTCTTGCCTGAACAGCATAACCGGGTCTGAAAAGTGTCCTGAGGAACTTCTTGTCTTCACTGAAGTCGTCGTAATAAGGACTCTTATTAAACAGATTTGAATCATAAGGTGTCTGGGAATATGGCATCTTTGGAAATCGCTCCTAGGTAAATCATAGGTCTATTATGATTTTGACTTCTTCTTCTTGCTCGTTCTGTCTGGTAATGGGTGTACTATTATTTATGTATAATATTTCACCAGCACCCTTGACAAATTCTGGTATTTCTATCTTATTTATTGCAGATGATATAGTAACTCCTGCCAACTTCTCGTTTATCGTGAAACCGTGCGAGTCTGCTCCAGATGAACCTAATAAGGTAGTCAGGTATAATGATGCTGTCTGACCACCGCTAGGAATATACTCTACAATGGTGGCAGAACTACCACTAGCACCACCAATTACCTGGTCTAAATCGAAGTTGGAGGCTAAGTAGGTATGCCCCGCATTACCTGCGGTTGACTGTATCTCTAAGTATGTGGTCAATCTGTAACTGCTATTTGTTTGCGTGATTACAGGGTCTTCTTGGAACTGAACGTATCCTAGACCCTTATTGCTAGATGTCCACTCTGCACCAGTTCCAAGTCCTCTGATGCTTTCGCCGACTAAGAATTCTGAATCGACATCCAGGAGGTTCAATGTACCTTTAGAGGTGTCTGTATTTCTGAACCAGTTGACCACCTCACCACAGGACTTACTGCTCTCTCCGATGACCAAGTCACCGACAGTAAAGTCACCGAAATTGAATACAGAACCTGTAGCAGCACTTACATTTAATGTTGAAGTTGACTGTACTTCTGTACCAGCGACTTCACCCTTCCTAGGACCAGTTGCTAATACAGGATTCTTTATTAATCCATATTGCCTGAAGTCATTAACTATGGGGAAGGTTCCAGTTAAGTTGCCACCGGTTATAGCAGAATCTTCCCTGTCCAATGTAACAATAACCATCAGTCTAGATGGTCTGAGTTCTGAAACTGGGTCGAAACCATGACCCCCATAAGGAGATAGATATGGTTCTAGGGCTGCACCTATTGGGGTAGATGTTTTAATGCTAGCGATAGCTCTTGTGTAACCGCTGCCAGGTTTGGTTACTCGAACCCCTTCTAACGTGATTCCACCAGCGGACTCTATGACCGCAGTAGCCTCTGCTCCAACCCCATCTCCATCAATTATGACCTCTGGCATGACTTCATAGATACTAGTGGTATCAGGAATTGTATCCCAACTAGAGCTTAGGGTAGCAGTTCTGGTGGAACCCGTATAGTCGTCGATTCTTCTACTCTGACCAACACCCACACCACTTACAATATTCACTGAATAAGTGTTGTAGAAGTCATCTGTGGTAGACTCTCCGAGATTGAACTGTATAGTACCACCTGTGCCTACGTTCGCAGCGGCTAGTGCCTTGGTCCTGATATTAACATCAAATCCAAAGTTCTTAGATTGCACATTATTACCATAAGACGAACCAGATGCCGTCAAATCAATGTATTCAACTGTTCCATTAACGGAGTTATACTGAGTTGAGTATTGCAGGAATCTATCGTCAGAGTATTTTTCTGGTACGTTATCTTCTATCTTCAATTTTTTAACTGGAATGTAGTCATTATCAGCGAATTTGGTCCATGCCTCAGGGATTTTGTACATGAACTTCCACTTGAAACCGTCACCAGTAGTTATCGTACTGCTCTGTGCACCTAACGGTTGGTCCGTTGAAGTCTTGGTGCTGGTTGTGCTACCACCAGAGAGACCATTGAAGATACATTTATATACGTTGTTCTCAGAATTGGTAGTATAAAACGTTATACCAGACATATCATCGTTGTCGGTATACATCCCGTAGGTAGACCCAGAGACCCATGAGTTCCTAGGAATCATCAGGTAGGCATCCACAGAAGATATTTTCTTAGCCGCTATCATCCTCTTCCATACATCATTAAAATCGTTTGTGCAGTCAATAAAGTTATCTGGAGATGAATCATCAGACCATCCCTCTGGTCTTGAAATGAAGAGATATGAAGAGTCTTTAGAATTGATAGAGAAGCTATCAATTAAAGTCTGTAGCATGTGTGTTTTTAGAGCATTTTTGATTGCCATTTTATCTCTCTATCCCAAATAAGAAATCTCTAATACTGATGTAGGTGAACTCGTTTTGCGTGTCACCGGTAGCGGACCTGTAATCCACACTATTTATATTTGCAGTAGCACCCCCAGATTGCCCCACAAGCATTCCTGCAGAACCTCCAATAATATTTATATCAAAGGGAAGGAATTCTCCACCCAGCTTTTGAACTTCGATTCTATGCTGGAATGGGTCTATTACATAAGACAATATCTTGCCTACCGACAATTGTGAATACGGGTTCTGCTGTACAACGAACTCATCGACGTAGAAGGTCGTACCAGAAGGTGGTGGGTCTATCAATATAACGTCCGCTGTGTAACCCAAAGTATTCGGTATACTTGAAATACTTCTGGAGTTGGGGTGTGGGTAAATCTCCCAGTAACCACCACCAGTCTCTCCGGAAGACATAGCAGAAGCACCCCATATACCACCCACAACGTTGAATTGTGCGCCTCTAGGACCATTTAAGGTGCCACCAGGACCTGCAGACTGCTCATAGTGGACTGAGAAATCTACCTTAGTCATTCCATCATCACCTGGGTCCGTTAGTGTAATACCGGTCTCACCCGTTGAACCGACGGCTGCTTGCGTAATACCAACAACTGTACCATTGCCACCCGTTTTGGCAGTGACTTTAGCATTGCCATTGAGACACGTGGCTAGATTGGCGGCTGTGGATAGTCCACTGCTTGTATCCAATTCGAATGTTGGGGTATTTGTATTAGTAGTGGTGGTGGTGCTGGCATGTGCTGAAGCAGTGATTGCTGTGCCGTCTGTAGTCAAAATTGTTACGGAGTGGGCAGGAGATACTGCTAATTTGGAAGCATCTGATATTGTTACAGTACCATGAGCGGCTACGGTCATCTGATTGCTTGATGCTCCTGAACCCACACTCTCATTTATGTGGGTTGTTCCACCAAGTGGACCCGACCCCCCATTAGGTGCGTGGGCAACTCCTGCAGTTTCTCCCACTATGAATCCTGTGCTACCTGCTGACCAACCGTAACCATCCGGATAAAGGTCAGTACCACCTGAACCTCCAATTCCGTTCGCTCTTAAGTTTCTAGCGGTGATGAACCTATATGGTGTGTAATGACCGTTGAGAGGGACTTCATATTTTTTCAGAGTCTCAGTAAGTGTTGCACCCTTTGCCATAGTCTCTTTCAAGAGTGCACTTCCGAACAGCTTGAAACCTGCTGGGTGGACAATTTTCTTTATGATATCAGCATAGTCAGACAAATCCCTAGAAGATTTTAGCACATAGGAGAAAGATTGATAATAACTGTTGTCTTGACTCTTCATACTGGAACTGAGGAGACCGGAGTCTCCTTCCCAGAATCCGCTCTTTTTCACAATGGAACCACCACCAGTAACACCTAGAGTTGCACCACTTCCGGTTCCTCCGTTGGAAGATATGGTGGCAGTAAGTGACTCAACAGACCTATAGTTGATTCCTGAATCAATCACCTCTATGGCATTTATCTCACCACTAATACCTACAGATGAAATGGTCCCTAACGCACCTACCCCTAAACTACTTCCAGATATATTGACTGTATCCCCTATAGAGTATTTTGAACCGCTAGCCCCTGAAGACACCCCTATAGAATCTAAGACTGGATAGACATATTCAAATATAACTGTGCCATCATTAAGAGTCGCCGTTATGTACTGCTCTGGGGAGAAAGAACCAAATATACCAGATAGTTCCAGCTCCAGTACCTCGTACCCGTCTCTTTCATATGCAACTGCTGAGTCTACGAATCCATAGGCCTCTAAGTTGCCATTGGTGGGATTTATCTGGTTTATCTTGACGCCCGTCATTGCGGGTATCTTCTCTGGAGAGAAAGTCCTCGTTGTTTTCAATACTGTAGGCTCAATCCATCTAGCACTAGAAAGTTTCAGGATATTTCTGTTGGGGTACTTCAACTCAGGTTCTTCACCATAAAGCAGTCTAAATAGCAGCTTATATGACTTCTCTGTACCTTTAGACTTATAGAAATCCTTGATGTTTTTGATTAGAGTCGTCTTATCAGTATTCTTGTCTGCAAACTCTTTGGGGAAGTTGACTATGAACTCCTTAGAGAAGAAGTCTATGTACTCATCTATAGTATCATCGATATCTCTATAGCTAAGCAGCTTGTTGGATTCGTACTTAGGATTCCCTTCGGTCTCCATCCATTCGTAATATGCTTCTAAGAATTCTAAGAATTTAGTATGGTCCGACACAACAAAATCGGGAATCTGGTCCTTTAACAGGTAAGAGACGCCGTTGTCTATGTCTAGAGATACCCCCTCTAAAACATTGATTGTTATTCCGTCGACTCCAAGATGTAAAGGTATGAGTGCCAATTAATTATTCCTCAACTAAGGTATGTCTCTCTGCTGCATCTAACGGTTACCGACTCTTGATCATCTCTATCAATGATAAGAATAGTCCTTCTTTTACTATCTATATCTTTCCCCTTAGGTTGAGCCTTAACTCTTATGAAGGCATCATCCACCACGGATTTGACATTGATTCTGTCTAGGTCGACTTTTCCAGTTCCATAATCAACTGAACCAACATTGCCATCCAGAACTGTCTTAACACCACCCAAGAAGTACATCAACCTGATAGTCCCTTCACCGTTGTCTTCATAGAATACTTGTCTGGATACACCAGAAGAGTCCATGTAAATGAATTCAGAACTAGAGATGACTGGACTATGACCTGAATGTGGGTGGAATATTTCGTTCTCGAATTCCACATTGTAGGAATAACTCTCGTTAATGAACGGGAACATCCTGATTTCCATAGTTAGATTGGTCTCATTACTGAGTATAGAATCTTCTACACTGTCTATTTCTTTAATTAATTTTGAGTATCTAAGACCTTTGTCGAACTTCTCAAGTTGTTCATCTCCAAATTCATATATCTTATTAGATACCAATTGCTTCAGAGCATTCTCATCCACTGACGAATTTGCACTATTATAGTTAATCTCGCTGTCCACTCTAACGTAAATGTACTCTGGGTCCAATATCTCGGTATTAATGCCCACTATAGAATTGTCGTTCGCCAATGAGTTTTTGATGGACCTTTTGGTCACTTCGGAAATTGTGGTCCCCACAGTAGGTTTGAAAGATACATAGACAGTGCCATAGTTTGGTGGGTCGTTTTCTTCTCCACCCCAAACGGTGATAGACTCTACATCTGGGTAATCTTTGACGAGTAGAGTTTTATAATCTTCGGTAGTCACCGCTCTGTTCTGTGCTTGGTATGCTAGAGGTGCTAATCTTTTGATAGAGTTAATAGACTCCTTATCAGCACCCCCCTCGGCTGCACCGACCACTGACACTACACTGGAACTTCCATAGGTGAAGGTTCTAGATGATGAAGTATCTCTCAGACCCAAACCATTAGCCTCAGAACCATTGGTTTTCAAGTAGTTAAATACTATCAAATTTCCGTCACCAAGGGTCTTCCCTACGGACCCGTCTCCAAAGTAAATCTCAAATCTGCCATCTCTATTCTCTTGAATGAAATATGCCTTGGTGGTTGAAGTTATATCGTTGTAATCAGAAGACAATTTCCAACTGTCACCATATCCGGTGTCATCGGTAGTTGATTCTTGAACTCTAATAGACAAGGTGCTAATGTCCACATCAGAAGAAGGGACGATGAATTTCTGCTCTTTGCTGTCATCTTTGACATAGGTGAATGATTCCAACTTCCCTTGCTTGATTTCCAAACCTTTTATGTGTGCACCTGAAGAAAACGGGTCAATAGTCCCCACACTCGTGTTTACGAATTGGAAACTTTTCCCATCCATATTAGCACCAAACACCGAACCTACCGGAAAAGTGGTTTCATTGGCGGCTGTTTGACCAGCACCTAGTGTTATGTCTACTGTAGCGGTTGCTGCCTTCTTGGAAGTTGGTGTATAACCAAGGTGCTTAGCTATCGAAACCACATTATCTCTATCTACTGCACTATCTAGGAACATCTCGTTGGCAATCATATTATTATAGAATGCCTCGTAGTGGGTATTATATGCTAGAACATCCAGAAGGATGTTCATACCAGAACCCTCGAAGTTATAATCTGCGAATGCGGTCTGACCGGATAGATAACTCTTCAAGTTAGATTTTATTGCATCAAAATCCAGATTGCTGATTGTTAAGTTAGAATTATTAGTTGCCATTTATCTTAGCCTCTCCAAGGTTAAATCCAGACTGACCACGTTTTGTGCATTCTTAACTCTGAAATATATTTCTATGCTGAAAGCATTCTGGTCTGTCTTTGCCAATACCTGAACCTCCATCAAATGTGCTCTTGGTTCGAACTGTTTGATGGCACTTATAATGTTCTGCCTCATATGCAGGGCAGTGATGGGTGATAGAGGTTCGAATAGCATTTGTCTAATGCCGCACTGTATCGCTGGGTTGAAGGGCTTCTCATATCTTGCCATCAACACCAGGTTCCTTACAGACCTCTTCACTGATTCTTCATCTTCTAGTATGCTCAATTCACCCGTGACCGGGTGAGCATCGAAGTCTAAATCTAAGTCTTTCCATCTAACCATTATCATGTCCCCCCAGTATGTAGTTGACCTGAGATATGTCTAGTATACTCAGGGATGATTACGGATACTTTATCTTCGTCTATTAGGTCTGCCCTGTCCCAATTACACCATTCTATCAACAGACAACCCATAACTGAAACACCTCTAACGTCTTTTATGGGCATCATACTATATACCAAGGTATGGTTGGATTCTAGATGCCTTCTAAACTGGCAGTCAGATATGCTGGAGGTAGCATGGATGTCAGGTGTGTTCAAAGATAAATGTTCCAGCATGTCTATGTAGTTAGATGCAAGAAGACCAGCCCTAACACTGGCGGTCTCAGATACACCTACCGAGCAAGATTCATGAGTAGACGAGAATTTCTTCATAGAAGACCCATCTAGGAAAGAACCACCATTATGGAATTGTAATATTACTGCTCTATCGGCATGCAGTTTAACTCTCAACTCAGTCAGAAACTCATGAACTCTAGAGTGTACACCCCTGAACTTGGTAGAACACGGGTGAATGGTTTTGTTTAATTTGAGAAAATGTCTGACAGTTGGTAGCAGTATGATGAAACCAACTATTGTTGCACCTATCACCATACCCACCTCGACCCAAGACCCCAATATATCAATATTGTTGAACGAGTTGTCAACTATTTCTATGGTCTCTGTGGTCATGGGGGTTCCTCTAAATCTATAGTAAACTACTATTATTTATACAATCAAACAATATCATCTAGTTCTTGACGAAGTTCCTCAGTAGCTATTCCTGACTCGTCTAGTAGTCTCTTGCCAAAATAGGTATCTCTATTCATACCAAGTATCATGCTACCCAGACCATAAGCCTTCACATAG